GCCATCGTTGTCTTTACTCCCAAAGTGAGCAAGATACCCGGTAACAATTCCTTGCTTCAAGTCAATGTCTTTGAATCCTTCTGATAATGCTTTGAAATCCATAATACAAATATATTAATTTTATCAATTACAAATTATTTTTTTATTATCTGCTAATTGTCGCCATATTCCCTATTCTTTGCTTTAAAATAGGCAAACCGTATTCATCTTCAAGCACCACCGTACCCATAACACATCGGCAATTGACTACATTGGCAGCACTTGCACCAATAGCACCGGGATAAAGCATTTCTTCACCACCTACGATAAAAGCCTGATTCATTGGTATTGGATCTGATTGTCCAGCTTGTAGATGCGCCCTCCTGGTTCTTTTATCCTTCGTATCTATCCAAATCTTCTCAACTTCGTAATCAGTAGCCTCTGCACCTTTATTGATTCCGTAATTAGCTGCCGTAGTTGATTCAGTACGTGCAATTACTAAGGCTCTTGCCCTGTTAAACTCTGGACTGTGTAAAGTGTCCTCAATGTAACGTGCTTGATCTCGCCTTGATAAGTTCAATTCGGTGCTATCTGCCAGTACTTGCCTTATCCGTTCAACTGTGGTTTGAGTAATTCCAGCTATTTTATTACCTGAGTACAGATTAAAGAACTCAATCATCATCTGAACCCATTCCTCACTAAAAAATGCTAAGTCTTTCCGCTCTGCTGATCTTTGAATATAATTATAGCTGAACGTAGCTGCTGACTTGCCTATTGTTGGGTAAATCTCTGATAACGCATCCCGAATTGGAACGGTTGATAACAGGTAATCAAGATAGGCATCTAACGCATCAAAGTTATCCTCGTTAAGCCATGCAATCACAGGTTTAATTTGCTCATCTAAAGCCTTCTTTATTATCGGATAGGCATACTTTTCGTATTGCCCATGTAGCTTAAGATAAGTCCGATGATATTTTACCCTGCTCATATTAGTCCCATTATACCTTTGATAATATCGGTCACATCTTCATCCTCCCAATTCAAATCAACTTGCTTATCTGTTTTATTTAACTTATCCGTTACCCATATTTTATAAGCGAATGACATTTGAACATCTTTAGTATTTGAATCCATTAATTCGAATGAATCGGAAAGGCTCAAAGAGGTGCTTTTATTTACCGAATCTGCTAAACCGAAACTACTAAATAGGTTCTTTATCGTGCTTTGACTTAATGAATCCGTAAAGCTAACCGAATCAGTAAAAGCCATTGTTAAATTACGTGCATCACTTCTGTAATTCTTTGCACTTCGTAAACTACCACCACCTCCGCCCCCCGAAGGTTGCGGTCTTGGATTCATTACGTTATTTGCAAGGATAGTTAGTAACATTTTACTGATCCTCCCTTGTATTCAAAGTTGCTATCGTAAAAGCTGAAGTACCTGCAACTGCTCTTGCTGCAACTGTTAATGTTTCACCGGGTTGTAATGTTGTTGTATCTTCCAATGGTATAAGTATTGAACCATTTGCGCCGATAGGTAGTGTTTGTATAATTTGCTCATTAACAGTAATAGTAGCAGTTGTTGCAGCCGTTTCAAAATAGATGCATGAGTTAGTTGACCATGATGTCCAATTTGGTGTACCTACCAAAGCAGCATTTTTTAATAAATAGAATGTGACAGGTGTTGTATCATCATGCGCCCCTCCAAAACTTAATATATTGACTACTGATTGATTAGCTCTTTCAGTTATCACATGACCATGTATTAAGTCATTTCTTATTGAAAATAAAGCATAATATACCCCGGCTCCATCAGAAACTGCCGTTGATACATCAGAAAAACTTGACCTCTGACCTGTTAGTCTTATACCACCCTCAATAAATCCAGCAGCCGAAGCCGCTTTAACGCTTAAATCAGTTGTGCTTCCTGCCGAGTATGCAGTCATCGTAAAAGGGAATGAAGGCTGAGTTATATTTGTCGCAGTCCTCGTATTCGGGAAGTTTAACGTATGAACAGTTACAAAATCGGGATTGTTATTATTTAATCCTGCTTCTATTTGAAACGTGATAGCACCAAACCCTAAATACTGCACCCCTATTTGATAGATATTCCCTTTAGTCGGGTCAAGCGTTACACCTGATGCACCTGTTCCGTTAAGTTTATCTCCATTCCATGTACTTTGCGGAATAAATGTATCTGTACTCAAAACACCTTCTAACGTAGTTGCAAAACTTGCCGTAACTCCTGACCCTGTTGCGGTATAAGTTCCACTTTTTACTGCTGCATCATTTGCAAGGAATATGACTGTTGCCCCCCTTGCTTCAGCAGTCCATCCTGAATAAGTTCCTGCTGCTATTTTGTTAGCAACCGCCGTAATCGAGTCACCGCTTAATATCGGAATATCTACTGCCGTTGCCGAGTTTAAAACAATACTTACATTCCCTGCCGTTGCCGTATGTGCTGAAACTGTTAATGTTCTTATCGACCTCACGCCACCTGTTACATAGAATATACCGAACTCCTGACTTGTTAAACCTCCTGCGGTGAAATGAGCATAACCAAAATAAAACCCTGATTCAGATGTTCCTAATCCTGCTATCAAATAAGCGTTATCTGCCCTTGCAGGAAATAATGCCGTAAACCTACCAACTACTCCCTGACCTGCCCTATAACGTAATCTTTTGCGTGTTTGTAAGGTTGCAAAGGAATACGATGTTGTGCCTGTTGAAACACTAAATAGATTATTCGTTCCTGTCGCTACTGCTGAACTCGCCCCTGCAATTGCCCTCCCAATAGTTGGTATTACCTCTATTCCATTAATCCCATATACAGAATCTACTTGAAAAACAGGAGTTAATTTTTCAGTATGGATTGAACCAAACGGAAGTCTTGGAGAGTGTATAGCGACTTCAAGATGCCCTTCTGCGGTTGCTGCGAATGGAACTTGATTGCCGTTATCTTGCTGACCGTACATTTCAACTGGTAACGGATCTGATTCACTCACCATCGTAGCGTTTCCATCCGTTCCGAACTCAACTTTGACCAATTCATGCTGAATACCGCCTATTTCATCCGTTGCTATCGTTGCGCCACCTGTAACCGTTACCCGGTTTATTTGAACATTATCTGCCATTTTAACTTACTGTTAAATCCCAGTTGATTGTAATCATATCGGAAGCACCTTTGTTCACTACATCGAATTTAGTGTACATCCACATATTCTCACCCTTTGGCGTAACTACATCGAAAGTTCCTGCCTCAGTCCAGGCTCCTGTTCCAATCCCCGCTGGGAATATAGCAGAAATGGAAAGTACTGCGCCCTGCCTTGTTTTACTTGATAGTGATACCCTTGCAATCTCGTTACCTAATAGCAAAGGCGTAGGTTGTGAAGTGCCGACTGCCATCCATCCGAGTTTACGTAAAGTTGGGACATTTAATAACTGATCAATTATTCCAGCTTTCCCGGCAGAGGTTACCGAGTTCGTGATGAACCGCTCATCTGATAAATTGCCGAACTGGTCGAATAGTTGTATGTGTAGCTTTCCGGTGAATTTGATACTTTCCATCTTAGTCTATTTCAAAAGAATCAATCTTGCCATCATCTTCATTACGAATCACCTTTACTTTTTTAGTTTTCTCTGTTTTTACAGGCGGTGTATATTGCTGAAATGTAGATACATCGTTGTAAGCCGCATCCAAAGACAATTCAGAACTCGGAACTAAATTTGCAGGAACGTGAGCATCTTCGTAAAAGTCCCCATCCTTAGAATCAAAGCCCTGTGCAATACGCTTCTCGTTTTCAGTAATCCAGTATGATTGAGTAAGCCAGGAAGTAAGTTCTTTCATGTCTGCCTGCATCTCTGGATATGAACTCATATCGTAATCAATGTAATAACGTACCCCATTAGCTTTGGCATACGGATCGCAAACAAACTTATTGATTGAATCCCTGATCTTGCGCAATACTGGCCCGACTGCATTATAAATTAATTGCTTTGGTGCGCTTGATACGTTAGACATATTGGATGCTTCCTCTGAGGAACTGTAAATCATTGGAACGTGGTACGCTGCGTATATTTTCTTGGTGTCTAAATTTAGCGATTCAATTAACTGTAAATCCGTAGATGGTAGTCCTATTTGAGTCCATTTAAGCGGGCCTGTTGATGGGAATATCCTATCCATTAGATTATCACCCTCTTTAGCACCCTTTATCTTATCGCTCAGTAATGCTAATTGGTCTTTGGTTAAGGTTACATCGTTACCATCGGGACTGATAAAACCCATCGCCCCACCGTTACGGATTTGCTTTAATAGTTCCGCATCGCCTTGATTCTCTTTTAAGATGTTACGATATATCGCCCTCATTGGGGATTGTCCGTACAAAGATGCCCCGGTCATCGTAAAGTCGGGATTGAATGACTTGAAATGATGCACTTGATGCGCTGGTATCTCGACCTCTTGCTGATAAACCGTTGCTAACTTATAACCCAGTATCGGGTCAAACATTCCACCCGAAACAATAATCATGTAATGGCTTGGCAAAGAGTACAACTCAGACCATAGTTTCTTTTCAATCGCTTCGGGACTTATTCCGTTACCCATCATGTAGCCATCACCAGTACAAAGAAAGAATCCAGCTAAATCGCTTATCCATTCCTCATAATTTTGCATCGGGTTTGGATTGTCAAGCAGTTGAAGTATCGGATTTTTACGATCATCAACTTCCTCAAATAACTGCTCTTTTAATTGGATAGCCTTTAGTCTTGATGCAGGATCATCCGACATACGGAGCATATCAAAGTATTTAATTTCATTCTTTGATGTTCCGGCTTTAACCTCGAATAAGGTGTATTTACATTCAGCAACCTTTTTAGTGATTAAATCTATGCACGTATAAACATCGGCATTGCGCTGATAACCTTCCTGAATGAATTTAGTTTTGTCCTCATAGTCTATGACCATTTGATTGTAACCAATCCATTGAAATACATTCTGATTGTAGAGATTAGCCATCTGCTGCTGCAATACAGGCATCATCATCTGCATCTGCATATCTGCTGCCTTTTGTATGTCTTGAGCGAACAGTCGAGTAATTAAATTAGCCATTGGCGTGTTTTATGATTCAAATATAAATAAAATTACCAATCAAATGTATATTCAACATTCAGCTTAGATGCTAACTTATTTAAAGCCACGTATCTGAGCGGATCAATCAAGTGATTAAAAGCATCAATAGGCTCATTTAGCATCTTGCCTGTTTTGTCCTTTTTCCAAATATATGCATTTAATTCTTTTATCAGATTCTTACTATTTGCCGTTACATTAATCTTATATCGCTTCAAAACATCTATTCCGGCTTTGATTGAATCCGGGCCTTTCTTTGCTGGATGTATATTAAAACCCTCTGCGTAAATTTCCTGTATTGATTTTGGTTCTGCTGAATCTGCTATTATCTCATGCTTATCGCTTATCATGTAATCCCTAAACCGTTCACAAATATCCATGTTGGTTAGTTTGGTTTCATAAAGCATTTCATTAACCCATAACTGACCTTGATTCTCATAAACCTCAATTAATCCGCTCGGGTCATTCGTAAAGCCGAAATCTAAGCCATAAGCAATCAATCGGGCATCCTCTGGAATCATAGGACATATTGCCCAATTACGGAATATTACGCCCTCAATCTTGCCTGTCAAACCTCTGGCATAAACTCGCCATAGTTCCAAATCTATGTCCTTTATGCTTTCGATGGATTGATGTTGCTCAGGACTTAGGAAATTATTATGCCTATGATCTGAGATAATTAACTTATTGCCCTCTTTGCCGATTAGCTTTTCATGCGCCCAGAATTCAGCAGTAGGGTTATAGTCGATAAATACCTGACCTCTGGTTCGGATTGCTAACTGCCAATAGATATTCCAGGTTATACCGTTTGCCTCATTTAAAAATAGATAATCACGTTTACCATTCTTTGCGGATTGCTCATTTTCGTATGATGCAAATTCAATGATAGATCCGTTCTTAAAATAGATGATGCGGTCTGTTTTATTCCATTGACTAATGAACTCAGGCAGATATTGGTTATCTGCAAAGATAAACTCCGAATCCCGATAAGCACCTTTCTTTAGGTTTGGGATTGATTCACCTACGATAGTGATAACAGACTTAGGCTCATTGATAGCCTTAACGAATAGCAGTTGAACGATTGAGTATGTTTTACTTGATGCAGTACCGCCTTGATTTATGATGACCTTTTCGGTAGCCTCATAATTAGCCTGATATACTGCCGTACATTCAAACATTATCAATTTTGTTTTCGGAATCGGCTAAAGGCGGAGTTTGATTGAATATTACTGGAGCCGGGATTAATAAATTCAGTTGACCCTCGATTGATACATCTTGCTTAGGTTTTGACCAGCGATATTCAAAGAATAACTTTATAAAATTATATTCGCCTGACTGTACGCCCATTTTAAGCGCATCTAAGGCAATATCATCCATTGGCGATAATCTCTCTATCAAAGCTATTTCATCAGCTTTAGGCTTACGCCCTGCACCCGGTCTTGCACCTCCGTTCTGTCCTCTGGGTTCCATAGTGAAAAAATCTGATTAATCAGTTCAAAGTTAAACATTATTAGCTGACTTTTGCAAATCTGCAATAGTTGATATTTTTTTTAGCCGGGTATAATCCTCATTAAACTCACAATCATTCAATGTGTCTATGCGTTGCTTGATGCAATCCCGGAATAAATCTCTCCTTTTCTCTGGGATATTATCCAAATTATAGACTTCACCAGGTTGTAATTTGTCAATTATCGCCCAAGATTTAAAAAGATCGGTGTCATTTAGCATAAATATATCGTTTCTATTTAACATAATGTAAGGATTTTAGTGTTTTTTTGTCCATTTTTTGCCTTCAACCTTACTACTTTTAGCAAAAGGTAGTAGGGTTGTAATTTTTAAAAGTGCCTTCAAAGCTATTTAAACCCAATAGGTAGTAAGGTAGTAAGTAGAAATGTATAGTTTAACACTTACGAATAATTACATACACTACATACATTATGTCTTTCATGTATTATATAAAATATAGTTACTACCTTACTACCTTACTACTTTTCGACCTTTAAACCTATTTAAACCACGATAGTAGGGTTGAGCCAAAAAAAATCAACCTTACTACCTTACTACCTTAAAAAACATCATCCTGATAGGCATTATTTTGCGACTGGTTCGTGTTTACTGTCGCAACCTCCCAGACATAGACCGGGATATTATTTATTTTCTTCATGCGCCTTTGAAAGCCTAAACACTTCATTCTCAAGCCAATCATAACAGGTGAAAGGGTAACCTGAGAGCGGACTTTGATATAACTTAAAATCTCAGTTGAGGAGAAAAACTCTGTGTTTTGCGGACTTGTCGGAAGTTCAAACCATTTTAAAATCATGTCCTCTTCCTGAGATACGGCTTTAAATTCGCCTGTACTTTCGTTTAGTAGCTGAATTTCATCTCCAGATAAATTGTGGTTATAACCGGAATTATATAAATGATACATTTCCATGAAAAGAGCAGTTTTATCAATTGAATTATAAAGCTGGTGGTCAATACTTAAAACTCTTATGGGTAGAATACGCCTGTTGCCAGTAGGGTCGCTCAAAAGTCCTTCGATGTTAGTTGTGCCGCAAAGCATAGCTAAACGGTTTAAATCAACTGATACAACGCCATACGGCTCACGTATTGAAAAGGTTTGGCTGGATGTTAAACGGTTAAGCATTTTAGATTCAGCTTTAGACTTACCGCCCATCTCATCATCCATAATAATCAGCTTTTTAGTCATCAGAATATCTGAATCTTTGCCCTGATCAAGTTTGTCTTCTGCGTAATAGGCTTTTAATGCATCGGGAAGTAAACGCCTAAACCATTCAGTTTTCCCGGTGTTTTGCCCTCCAACCAATACCAAAACCAAAGGCGAATGTTTACCATTAATGGAAGCCATTAGTGAGGTGAGCCATTTTTTTATGAATAGGTCATGGTTTTCGGTATCGGTTGAGATTGATTTTATCAATTTCTCTATGTTTCCATTTCCTTTAATTTTCATGTTTTTATGCAGGAAGTCATGGAAAGGGTTATAATTTTCTGTAAACTCTGAGAATATTACGCTCTTAACCAGTTCCTTTGTTGCCTTCGGGATAAAGGTTTTGCAGTTCAGAAATACGGAATTAATATCTATATCGTTTAAAGGTATGGCATCAATCTCAATATTTCTGCTAATTGTATTGCGTTGCATCTTATAGTTTTTAGATATAAAATGCTTTAGCTGGTTTACGATATTATTCTCATCAACTGCTTGGACTTCAATATTCTCCTTTTTGGCAAGATTATAAATAAAGTCAATCGGTACAGTAGGCTCTTTTTTAGTCCTGAGCAGATGAGTATATTTTTCATCCGCTTTCCGCTGGTTATAGTCAGGATTCAATTCACTTAAAGCATGAAAATAATTGCGACCATTTTCGCCAAACTTTCCAGCTAAAGCAAAACCGATATTTACCCAATCACCATAATCATGTGTAACATCAATTTTTTTAGATATAATGTTCTTTATAATATCTGCAAACTCAGAGTCTACAAAAACATAGCTTTTGCTTTTATAGGTGCTTTTTTCATACGCCTTAACGGCTACAATTTGCGCCTCGTGATTAATGTATAAATCCGGATCATAACTCACAAACCTTGCCCGGCTTATATCCTTACATCTTTCATCAACCTCTATGATGTTGTACTTTTCGTATAGGTATTTGCTGAGATAGTTAAAACTTTCTAAGTGTAGCTTTGGATTAATCTTTGCAATGGCACAAAGTCCAGCACCCCCGCAGGAAACAAAAACGGCATAGAAATTATTATCGCAACAAATCTGCTCTCTGACATAGTTAATATCTGTCAATCCATCTATATCTATTGCTATAAATCCCGAATGCTGAGTTAATGATTCTGCATTACGTTCCTTAAAAAGTCCTGAAATAGTGACATAGGGAAGTGATTTTTTATTGATATCTGTCTTATTATTGCGATAATTTAAAACCTGGTCCTGCCAAAACCCATCTTTGACCTTTTCTAAAAAGTCCGAAAACGTAAGGCTCATTCCTTTTTTGGTATGGCTTACGTTGTTAAAGTAGGATATAGTGGGGTCTGTCATAAATTTAACAATTTGTAAAAGTTTATAGCCAAAATAATCATTTAGCAACTATTAATATAGTGCCATTTACCTCAATAGTTTTTAGTGTCCTATCATCAATTTGCTTGTCGATAGTCGGCCTGCTTATCTGATAGGCTTTTGCATATTCAGACTTTGTGTATAGCTTTTTAGGGTCAATCGTGAGTTCTTTATTCATAATGCAATTTACAAATTGTAAACTAAATATTCAAATACTCCTCAAACTTTCTTTTTGCTTCCTCTGCACCTTCTGCAAATGTTACATACCAGCCCATTTGCCTTAATCTGTCATGGCATTTATTCTGTTCCTGAACATGATTTGCTTTTGATAAACTACCATCTTTTAGTATTGCCCCTGAATCGATTCGCTTCAATTCAATCATACAACCTACATAACCATTTGCAGAATGAAAAATAAACACATCGGGAAATTTATCATCCGACTTTAGAATTGATGAAATATTCTGCATATAACCGCTTTTCTTTGTTCCGCTGGATATATCACTAAAATACATATAGTTCCCTGGCAAGTGTTTTAACCATTTACAAAACTCCAATTGATGACTGCTTTCAAGTTTGGCTTTCTTTTCGTCAATTTCGCGCTGGGTAATGATCTTTGCTGATTTGCCAAATTTGTATTGCGATAATGGGTCGGTGTAGTCTGGTTTCATAAAATAGGTATTAAGTTTCTAATAATCGCTTTCATTACATTCACGGTTATTGAATTACCGGCTTGTTTATAAGTTTGACTGTCTGAGCATGGTTTGATATATGAATCTGGGTAGCCTTGTAAACGCATACACTCTAAGGGGGTAAGGCGGCGTATGCGTGTTTCATGAATAATACCAACACCCTGTAATTTACCTCCCGCATTTACTCTAAGAGTACCAAAGCATTCATTTTCTGTGCTTATAGGATTATCAGAACGGTAACTAAATAATGGTTGCTCAATTACCACCACCTGATTACAAGCCGTATCAAGTGTGTTTGCAATCTGGTTGCCTACTCTGCCCCTGCGTGTTTCTGAATTAGGATTTGATAGATTAATACTATCGCCCTCTTTAGCTATGGCATAACCTTGCTTTGTGGCTTCTTTGACCATTATTAAGTTATCTTTAGTAGTTGCACAAGTAATTGTGTTCATTACATCAGATTCTTTAAACTCAATCTTTTTAGCTTGAAATGGCGTGAAGTCTTTGCCTTTCTTCATGCTTTCGGACCGTATTTTTTTACCTTCATCTGACCGTGATACGTGTGCTATTTTTACAGGAATCTCAACTAAGTCATCTTTACCACTACCGCCAATTTTTACTGTGCTGCAAATTCCATCGTATTGATTAAATTTTACGCCAAATCCATTACCTGCTTCATCATTGCGTTTTTTATGCTCCATAAGGTTTTCTATACTTTCATCACTCAAATAATACTTATCATCAACTTCACTTTCTAAAATATCCTTTAGCCTAATTTTTAACCGTTCACCAATTGGAAAATGGAAAGTATTCGGTAAATCATTACGTATTCCAATTAGAAAAACCCTTTCCCTGTTTTGTGGTACTCCAAAATCCTTAGAGTTTAATACTTTAAAATGCAAATTGTAAAGCAAACTATCATCATGATTGAACATATTTACATGGGTATTCATTGACCTACCCAATAAAGCGCACCAATTCTGAAAAGTAATGCCGTTATTGTCTGAAAGCAACCCTTTCACGTTTTCTATAATAAATACTTTAGGTTGCTGATTTTTTACGTATCTGTAAAAATCATAGAACAGTAAACCTCTTTTATCTAATTCACCTAATCGTTTCCCGGCAAGACTAAACGCCTGGCATGGAATACCACCTATAAACAAATCAGAATACTGTTCTGGCTTATCCCATTCTTCAGCCGTTAAATCTTGATACATTTGATTCGGGGTAAAATTTGCTAAATACGTTTGTCTGGCATATTTATCAATTTCACAAGCAAAAGCAATTTCATGATCAATTCCTAATTCTTTAAAGGCTTGTTCCGGGGAACCTATCCCTGAGCATACTGTGGCTATTTTAATCTTTTGTCTTGCTTGTTCCATTCACTTTTCATAAATTTTACATTCTCTTCAATTTCTGACCTTTGTTCCGGGTATTTTTGCCAGAAGAATCGTTCCCTTGCTAATCTGTAATTACGCAAGAAGTCAGGTTCTTTGTACGGCTTTGGTTTTGCTTTGTAAGTTTCGAGTTTGCCGAGTTCTTGTGCCGAGCCACGACCATCCGTTTTAATTAGTTTTCTCATAATACGCTAAAAACGCCTCACAAATATCATCAATCTTGTATTTCATCAATGACCGTTTCCTAAAAAAGTCCATTAATATTCGCTGGTGTAGGTGGTTAAACATTTGAAGTCAATTTAATAATCATCCGATTTGATCCTATAAAATTGGTGTAATGCTTTTTAATATACTCACAAACAGTACTTTGATTGATGCACAGTCTGTAAGCTATTGCCGGAATTTGTTCACCGTTTGCGTACAATTCCAATACCTGACCAATCCTTTGTCTATGAGAGAGGTAATTTAATACCCCTCTTTTAGATTTCCAATCGTGTAGAATTTGCTCTGTTAGTGTTTCCATCAGAATGGGATATCATCCGACTTACTGTTTTTTACTTCCGCTGGTTGAGCCTTAACCCCATCAGGCAGTTTAGCATTCCCGAAATATACCTTATCATCCGTTGCATCCTTTTTAGAATTCAGCTGAAATGAAAGGATATTTCCGTACTGATCGGGTTGATCGTTCATCCATACTGCAATATTAGCATAGACTTTGCCGTTCTTTTCGGACTTATTAAATGCGGAGTGACCAGCTTTGTAAGCATCTCCTAAATCGCTCAAACATATTGAGCCGTGCATGGGCTTGTTTGCCATAATTAAATTGAATTTAGTATAAGGTTTAATTGTTCTGTTGCTTTTGAAATTTTATCCTGTGCAAGTTCAATATCTTGCAGTACGTTTTGGCGTTCTATGCGAATACGCTTAAATTGATATTTGCCTGGATATTCAGGATGATAAGAAACGAAATCAAACCATTCACGTCCCGTTATAATCATGTAGCCGATTATCTGCCAGTAACACTCTTTGTAATCCGCTTTTAAGTCCTGTGTAATCGAGTGAACTAAGTGAGCCGTAATAGTGAAAGGGCATTTAATTTCAATGCCTCCTATGTCATCTATTAAGCCATCAGGAGAACCGCCAAAGTTCTCACCATGCGGAATATATCCCGATTGAATTACCTTAGTATCAAATACTTCCTCATAAATACCTATTGCGATAGGTTCATGCAATACGCCCCAATCGGTATATTTACTTGAGAAGTCCTCTTTCGCTGGTTTGCCTGTTAGCTTTTCAGCTATGCATTCCATTACGTAGGTCATCGCTCCATCGGATAGTTTTCCGCTTTCTTTATCTGCTTTCGCCTTTGGGTCGCTCATTAGTCTATGCAGTTGACTGCAAGAAAACCGCCCCATTCTCGACTTTAACCATTCAGGTGTGCGCTGGTTTTCGTTTTGTGTTCCGGTGATTATCATTGTTGAGCCAATTTAATTTCATCCATTGGTACTTCCTTTGAGTACATTCCGTTAAACTCTACTTCAGATCCTCCATCTGTAAAGATTTTACCCAACTTAGATGCAGCGTTTTTTAGTGCCAAACTTTCAGCAGCCGGGGCATTCTTTTGGATTGCATCTTGAATAATATTCTCAATCTGCATCGGTGTTGATCCTGACTTTAACTGTATGGGCCAAGCACCTACGCCATCCACGTTACGAGTGCGCCCGGTTATCGGATTAATTACTGATAGTGTTCCAAAAACAAGGATGCTATTAGCAACAATGCGAACATCTTTAATACTCCAATCGTAATCCTGAAAAATAGTAATTAAGGAATTTTTAACCCGATCAATAGGCTGGTAGGTTACGCCCTTGTGAACGGATAGCCACGCTTGTGGAGGGGTACTGCTTAGTAAAGTGTTTAGACTATCCATTTTTACGGACAATCCCAAATCTTTGACAATTGCAGGTAGGTTTGGTTTTTTGGCATCTGCCATGATAATAATTGAGCCCTCCGCCAAATGTGTGCGCACCCAGCTCGGGGCAATTTCTTTAAGTTATAGATTGTCACGCACATGACTAACTTATTTTTGAATTTACGTTTTTACCCTGATATCTGCAAATAAAACTTTACAAATATTTCCATTACGAAAAACATAGCGAGTAAGATAAGGGCAAACATTAAGAACCAAAAGGCTCTGTTTGATTCGGGGTTGGGGTCTTCGTGGAAGTGCATCATGATAAAAATCCCTCCTTTATAGCTTGTCTAACAACTGGTAAAAACTGTAATTTTTTTGACTTGTATGAAAAATCTTTTGGAACAGGCTGTATATTTTTTTTCATTAGAAATGAATGTATAAAACCTACACCATATTCTTTTTTTATTTTATTCAATATTTCTTGCTCTTGACTTGTTAATTCAATACTTTCAAATTCTGACTTTACAGATTTAACGTATTCTCTTTGTTCTTCATGGTAATAGTCAAGACGAATAGCAACTCCTTTTAAAGTTCCTGACTTAATGCCTTTATCAACGAATGAGGCAAAAGAAGTCCAATTATCCTCAATATATTGACTTGTCTTAAAATCTCCTTTAATCTTAGCATCTTTATGCTCAAGATAGGCTTTAATTGCAGTTGAAGTGTGAACTTGTTTTCTGTTAAGAAATGATATTATTCCGTAATTGTAACTCATGCCAATATCTCCTTTGCTAATCTTAAAGCCGATTCCTGGCCATCAATGTAACCAACTCCGCCCTCTTTAACCTGGTTAGTTGGTTTTAAATCAGATAGCCTAATGCGATCTATAATATTATTCCACATTCTGCATTTTAATAGCTGGTTATGAATATGCACAGACCAGCGATTAAACAACTCAGAATCCATAGCATAGTATTTATGCTCAGGCATTCTGCATCCTTCCCATGTACGGACATTGCCATCGGGATAGGTAGTTTTTTGGATTGATAGGGTTTTCATATCTCTTCGAATAAGTTTAAAATAGTTGAAATATCAGCACTCTTAAGATTGAGATACATTGCAAGTACTTGCACCGTTCCGAATCTCAGGTCAAGGATAGAGTTTTCTAAAACCAATTCCTTAACTGCGGACTTAACTGCGTTTGGATGATCTTTGGATTCCTGTTCCAATTTCGCCTTGTATTCAGGCTTTAGTCTTGTATATAGGTTATTCATAATCCGCATCCCTCCTTGATTCATATTTATCATGCTCATGATTGCTTTCGGTTTCAACTGTGCCTTCGCCGTGACATTCATCACATTTCTCAGTTACGGTTACACAAGGCTTCAGACATTCAATATCCTGGCAGATGCCATCAAGTACCGCAGCACCGCAGCAGTCCGAAAATTCTATTTCACCAGATCCGTTACAATGATCACAATCATCAATCCGAATGTTTTCGTTACGTGCAAATTGCGCTTCATGCAATCTGTCGTAGTATTCATCAAAGTTTGTCATAAGTTCTGAAATGCAGAGTAAACGCCTGAACCGATAATAGATAATACTGTGACCGCTAAAGTCCACTTAAGTTTT